GAAACGCCTGCGCAAGTTATTCAATTAGCAAAAGAAATTTACGAATTCTGTAAAAATGAATTAGAAAGTGAAGAAGTTCAAGAAGATCGAAGAACTTCTGAAGAGTCTGAAGGGTCTGAAGGGTCTGAAGAGTCTGAAGGGTCTAAAGAACCTGAAGAGTCTGAAGGGTCTAAAGAACCTGAAGAGTCTGAAGGGTCTAAAGAACCTGAAGAGTCTGAAGGGTCTAAAGAACCTGAAGAAGAAGAAGAAGTTATTCAACAAGAAAACGAATCTGTATCTTCTCAATGTAGCAAAACTCCTGAAGAAATAGAAGAGAAATTAGAGAGTAAAACTAATAAATCTTTAATGAATAACTTGAATAATTCAGTAGATATGGATGAAACATATAATTATTTAAGATTAGATATTAATTATGATTCTGAAATAATTATAGATTATAAAACTATTTTAAATGAAACTGAAACTCCAAATGAATTTATGGATAATTTAACTAGTAAAGCAAATGAAGAATATAATAAATTCAAATCAAATACCTTGAAAACTGTTAATTATCTCATAAAAGAATTTGAGATGAAAAAAGCAGCAACTCAATATAAACGTAATCAAGTATCTAAATCAGGTTCATTGGATATGAAAAAGGTTTGGGGATACCAATTGAATGATGATTTATTCAAAAGAATAACTATTGCTCAAGAAGGTAAAAATCATGGGATGATCTTTTTAGTAGATTGGTCAGGTTCTATGTGCGAGGTTATTGGAGATGTAGTTCAACAAGTTATTACATTATCAATGTTTTGTCATAGAACACAAATTCCATTTCAAGTATTAGCATTCTCTGATTATTATAACAGATATGAGAATGCTGCCTACATAGACAGATTAAAAGAAAGGACATCAAAAGTATATGCGGAATTTAATTTATTAAATAATGCATCAAATGAATGTGCTTTATTTGAATTATTCAGTAATAAAATGTCGAATAAAGATTTCAATGATATGGCAAAAAGACTTTTTAATACAAATCAATTCACTAGAAACTCTGGATATAGATTAGGTGGAACTCCTTTAAACAGTGCACTGGCGTATATGACTGAGTATGTAGGTAAATTTATCAATAAAAATAATGTAGAAAAGATGTCTTTTATTACATTAACTGATGGAGCAGGCAGTAGTTTACGAGCAACCACTCCTAGATTTGGAAAGAATTTCTTAGTTGATCCAATAACTAAATGCAATTATCGATTTACTAATAACTCAACTAACCAAACTTCTACTTTATTAAAAATGATAAAGGATAGATATAATGTTGCCAATATTGGATTTTATATTGCAGGTTCTTTAAGTAATAATGAAATTAAATCTGCTGCATTTAATAATGATATCTATAATATAGATCATGAAGATGTTAAGAGAGAAGTTAAAACAACTGGATTTGCTTCTTTAAAATGTGAAGGTCGTGATGATTTATTATTAGTTCCTGCAAAGTCATTAAGAATTAAAGATGTAGAATTAAATGTTTCTAATACTCAATCAGCTTCTTCCATTGCAAATAAGTTTACCAAAATAATGGAAAGTCGCCAAGTGAATCGTTTATTATTGAATAAATTTATAAAACTTATTGCCTAATATGAAAATAAACGTTTACATTTGATGAAAACGTGTTATAATAGATCCATAAACTAACAAATGAGAAAAACTATATTATGAAAACCATTCCAAACTTTATTCCTACTATGTACCAGTTGTTTCCAGATGCTGAAACAACTGGTACTATCACTCGTAAACAACTCAAAGAAGTAAAAGATCAAATGCAATGCGATTGGCCAGATTGGTTAATGCAAAATAAAATCGCTCGTGGTGTGTATAGACTACCTACTGCAGACACTCCTATAAAAGAATTGAAAACAGTTTCCATTCCTAAAGGTGGAACTTCTCTCGTGCCAGAAAAAGATCCTAACTTTGTACCATTTGGTAACTTCAAAGATTTAGAGTCTATCATTAAATCTGGCATTTTTTATCCCTCGTATATTTACGGACCTACTGGTAATGGTAAATCTACAATGGTTGAGCAAATATGTGCCAAGCATAAAAAACCATTAATTCGTGTAAACTTAAACATGATGACTGACGAAGAGCAGTTGATTGGTTCTAAAACCCTTCAAGAAGGTAATGTTGAAGTTGTTGAAGGACCAGTATTGGTTGCTATGCGTACAGGTACTACATTGCTACTTGATGAGATTGATGCAGGTTCTGCTAATACTCTATTATGCTTACAACCTATTCTTGAAGGTAAACCATATTACTTCAAACTAAAAAATGAAATAATCATTCCAGCCGCAGGATTTAATATCCTTGCTACAGCTAATACCAAAGGTAAAGGTTCTGATGATGGTCGTTACATTGGTACTAATGTATTAAATGAAGCATTCCTTGAACGATTTGCTGTTACATTTGAACAAGAATATCCAAATGCAAATGTTGAATTAAAAATTGTTAAGAATTTAATGGAACAATTCAACTGTGTTGATGTACCTTTTGCTGAACTACTAGTTAAATGGGCTGATGCTATTCGTAAAACTTATGATGATGGAGGTGTAGATGAATTAATTACCACACGCAGAATGGTTCATATCATTCGTGCTTTTGCTATCTTTGGTAATAAAACAAAAGCAGTTGAATTATGTTGCAATCGTTTTGACTCTCAAACAAAAGTAGCATTTCTTGATCTGCTTGATAAAATGACTGAACCTGAAACTTCTGAATTAGATATTGAATCAGTAATTATATCTATTGATGAATTTGATGAAATACCATTTTAAGTTTACTTTTATGCGAATATGTAATATAATTATTATTTTATGGAGTTATTATGTCAAAAATTGAAGATACTGTATGTGAAAAACTACAACAAAGAGCTAAATTTGGTTTAACCAAGTATGGAGTTACCTTAGAAAGAACTGATTTAACAGAATTAGATTGGTTAAACCATGCTCAAGAAGAAGCAATGGATTTAGTGAATTACTTGGAAGTGATTATTCAACAAAAAATTAAAAATATGGAGACCACACTATGAAAATTAGTAAAGAAACAATTAACATCCTTAAAAACTATGCAGCAATTAATAGTAATCTATTACTAAGTCCAGGTAATAGATTAAGAACCACCTCAGTAAATAAGACTGTTGCTTCGAGTATAACTGTACCTGAGGAATTCCCTATTGAATTTGGTATATATGATCTTAATTCGTTTTTAGGTGCTCTTTCTTTATTCACTGATCCTGAATTAGAATTTGAAGAAAAGTATGTTAGTATTAAAGAGAAAAATAATAAAATTAAATTTTTTGCTGCTGGTGAAAATATTGTAAAACCTCCAAGTAAAGATATCGTATTTCCTACAGCTGATATTGTGTTTGACTTACCTGAGTCAGTATTTACTACTATTCAAAGAACTTCAGGAGTTTTAAAAGCATCTGATCTTTCTATTATTGGTGATGGTAATAGCATCATTTTAACTATTGGTGATAAGAAGAATGCAACAAGTAATAGTTATGAAACTGCAGTAGGTTTAACTGATAAAGTATTTAAAGCAAATATTAAAATTGAGAACTTAAAAATGTTGCAATCCACTTATGCAGTAACTATTCATTCTAGAATTGCCAGATTTGAGTCTGCAATTGGTGATTTAGTATATTATTGCGCAATTGAGGCTGACAGTACGTTCTAAAATATATTTACTACAGTAGATGATTTTTATTATCTACTGTAAATTAATAATATTGTTTAAATTCTGGATAATATCTAGAAAGGGTTTTTTTAGAATAAGTATTTTTATTTAATAAAATAGTAAAAAATGGACCAGAAGGATTTTTTTGTTTACCATATATTTTTCCATCTTTTCCACTAATACCTCTTGAATTAGACCGATTTGGATTTGGATTTTTCTGAGGCCCTCTACGAGATTCTTTATTATTTTCTGACATAGGGCCTCTTTTATTTTTATTTGGTCCTCTAGGTCCTTTTAATTTTTCTTTATCCTCATCAGATTTTAGTTTTCTAGGTTTGGATAATGGTCCTCTAGGTCCCATTTTAGGATTTCTACTGCCATTTAATCCATCTTCTAATTCTAAATTTGCCCAAAAATCTGAAAATACTATATTATAATATAATGAAAGATATATTGATACAAATAGTAATTGTTCTTTATTATAGAAAATATCTGATTTCCATAAAGTAACTACATGGTTTTTACCGTGCAGTTTGATGTGATTAGACCAATATGATCCAGATCCATAATATGAATTAATGTTATCTATTCTTGATTTACAAGAGGTTTTACCAAAATATAATTTTCCAGTTAATACATGAAATTTTATATATAAAATTGTGGGATTATAAATATAATTGCTGGACATAGTGATCTCTTGATTGCTGTTAGAATGTGTAGAGGTAGTAGATGTTGACGCATCGTGACTACCAATTTTTGTTTACATATAATAATTTTTGTTATATAATAGTTATTTATACAAAATGAATTTTTACTATGGAGAATTTTATGAATATTGATATGTTAGAAAATCAATTTATTTGGACTGAAAAATATAGACCTCAAGTTATAGATGATTGTATATTGCCAGAACATATTAAAGTATCTTTTAGAAATTATATTAATCAAGAACAAATTCCACATTTACTATTAAGCGGGACAGCTGGAGTAGGTAAAACTACTATAGCTAAAGCTTTATGTAATGAAATTAGAGCAGAATATATAATGCTTAATGGATCCGATGAAGGAAGAAGGATTGATGAATTTCGTAATGCAATTTCTGGATTTTCCTCTTCTGTATCATTAACTGATGCAAAGAAGGTTATTATTATTGATGAAGCAGATTATTTAAATGCTGAATCTGTACAACCTTTTCTTCGTAATTATATGGAAGAATTTTCTTCCAATGTGAGGTTTATATTTACTTGTAATTTTAAAAATCGTATTATAGAACCCTTGCACTCGCGTTGTGCTACTATAGATTTTAAAATAGATCCTAAAGATAAACAAGAAATGGCTGCATTGTTTTTCAAACGTGCTACCCGTATCTTGAAGCAAGAAAATATAGAGTTTGATCCAAAGGTAGTTGCTGAATTAGTAACAAAACATTTTCCAGATTATAGAAGGATATTAAATGAACTTCAGAGATATTCTGTAGCGGGTAAAATTGACTCTGGAATTTTTGTCAATGTATCTACGGACTCTTATAAAGAATTAATTAAAGGTCTTAAAGAAAAAGATTTTACTTCTGTGCGTAAATGGGTTGCAAGTGCAGATGCTGATGCTCCATCATTATTCCGACATTTATATGATAATGCAACCAATGTTCTAGATCAATCAAGTATTCCTCAATTAATTATTATTATTGGTGATTATCAATTTAAAAGCGCTTTTGTAGCAGATCAAGAGATAAATATAATGTCAGCTATGGTTGAAATAATGTCTTCTTGTAAATTTAAATAGGTGTTAATATGGAAATGGATTATCTAACTTTAATATTGGCACTATTAACTGGAGGAATAGGATATTGGTATGGAGTCCGCAGAACTATAAGTAAATTTGAAAACGGCGAATTATTTTTAGAATACGACGAAGATGAATATATAGATGAAGATGATCAACCAATTATAGATGACATCTTAGCGTATTTGGAAGTACATGATAATATTATTTTTATGTATAAATTAAAAGATAGTTCATATCTTTCACATGGTGTGGATATAGTATCTCTACAAGATAGGTTATCCGATAGATTTCCAAATAAAAGATTTGCAATTACAGCTGAAAATTTAGATGAGACAGGAATTTTATAATGACTCCATTTGACTTTATTAATGCTATTACCCAAACAAAAGAAAATCTATTTGTAGATCCTCAAGCAGTTAAAGATTATAATTCATTTATGGTGAATAGAGGATTATCTCAGCATTCAGATACTATTTTGTACGCCAATGAGATGAATAGATTTTATAATTTAGATAATGATATGCAATTTCAATATTTGATAAATACAATAACTAAGAAGAAAAGATTTGGTAAATGGGCAAAGAAAGACAAAGACTCTAAATCATTTTTATTAGTTAAGGAATACTTTAAGTATTCCGATGAAAAGGCAAGACAAGCATTGGATATCCTAACCAATGATCAACTTGCCATTATTGAACAAAAATTGTATAAAGGCGGGTATTAAAAATGGATATTTTTTATGACTGGACTTACACTAGTATGCTTGAGGTGACGTTACCTGACCCTGATGCATTTTTGAAGGTCTGTGAAACTTTGACAAGAATTGGTATTGCATCTAAAAAAGATAATACACTATACCAATCATGCCATATATTGCATAAGCAAGGCAAATATTTTATCGTTCATTTCAAAGAGTTGTTTGCTTTGGACGGTAAAGAATCCAATATCACTAATAATGATATTGAAAGAAGAAATGCTATAGCAAGTCTGCTAGGAGACTGGGGACTTTTAACTATAGTAAATCCTGCGCAAGCAGAAAATAAAGCGTCATTATCCCAGATTAAGATTGTCTCTTATAAAGACAAAAAGAACTGGACTCTAACATCGAAATATACTATTGGTTCAAACAAGAGAAAATAAATATGAATGAAGAACAAAAATTGAAAATTGAAGAAAGTTTAATTGATTTAAAACTAAATGTGCGTGGTATTAATACCATTTTAGCTTCTTTAGCAAAACAACCCTATGAAGTTGTTGCAGAATTAATCAATGAAATTAGGTCACAAGGAACTGTTCAAGTTGCTGAAATTGAAAAAGATGTTTTAGCAGAAGTTGCGGCTAACGACGAATAAAAGAACACCCCTTCTCCCGAGGTAGGTAGTCTTTATCACTTTAGACTTTAAATAAAAAGTGCGTGAAGGACATAGATGTTCGCCGATCGATACCCACGTGAGAGGTATTCCAGATTCGTAACTGGAACCTTAACCTTCTATGCCGAAAGGATAGAATTATTAATTAATCTCGCAGAAATGGAGAAATAAAAATGATAGTAAATCACAGCACGTTACCATACTTCAATCAATTTTTAGGATTAGAAAGAATCCTAAGTGATATTGAAAAGTATTCAACTCAACCTACAAATCAAACTAAAATATATCCTCCCCATAATATAATTAAATACAATGACAATGAATATGTTGTTGAATTAGCAGTGGCTGGTTTTTCCAGAGATGAACTAGAAATTACTGTTGAAGATTGTGTTCTTATTATGACTGGAAATAAAACTGGTGTTGATGATGAGATTGAATATCTTCATAAAGGTATTAGTGCAAAATCATTTAGAAAAACAATAAAGCTAGCAGATACTGTAGTTGTAAAAGATGCAGAATTCATTGATGGCATTTTATCTGTTTATCTTGAAAATGTGATTCCTGAACATAAGAAACCTAAAAAGATTCTTATTGGTGATGGAAAACAAGATGTTGAATTATTGACTGAATAAATAATAAAAACCTCCCAGGTAGATTTAATTAGATACCTGGGAGGTTCCTTTTACTAAAGCGAGAATATGATGAGTGATATAAGAGTTTTTAAGTCCCAAATCGGGGAAGATATGATTGGTGAAGTGGTTGATAGTAAATATGGTGAATACTATTATATTAAAAATCCTGCTAATATTGTCCTTCAAGAAACAGAAGCTGGCGTAAGAGTTGCTATAGCTCCTGTGATGCCCTTTGCTCAAGGCCCTATCAAAGTATACCTTCATTCAATAGCTATTGAAGCAGATCCTGCCGAAGCACTGGTAACTGAGTATAAACGAGTGTTTAGTCCAATCGTAGTTCCAGAATCTAGAATAATTTTAAAATAATTAACTATGAACAACATTAATTTAAGCAATCAAAAGTTACTTGAAGATGCGGTTAAATTTGCAAATATAATACTCCAAGGATGGATTGCTAGGAGAATCTATGTTGACGGAAAAATTATATATTCAAGACTTAATAAAGATTCTGTTCCTATTATAGGTGTTAAGGTACTTGAAAAAAATGGACTGGATACGTATGAAAAACGTTTAGAATTTAGTTTAATAAATAATACATTAATTCCCACGTTACCTTTACATGCATTATGCGATGCAGTAGGATAAACTATGATTAACAGCAGAAAGATAGAAGATTTGCATCCAAGAGTAGCACATCTATGTAAACAATTTATTGAAAAATGTGCTGATGATAATATTGATGTTTTAATTACATCTACATATAGAGATAACGAATCACAAAATGCCTTATATGCTCAGGGAAGAACTACTCCTGGTAATAAAGTAACCAATGCTAAAGGCGGTCAATCCTTTCACAACTATAAAATAGCGTTTGATTTTTGTCCAGTTGTTGGTGGTAAAGCGCAATGGAATGATACTGTAACATTTAATAAATGTGGTAAAATCGCAGAATCATTAGGTCTTGAATGGGCAGGAAATTGGAAAACGTTTAAAGAACTAGCTCACTGCCAATATACAGGTGGTTTGACATTGAAAGATTTACAGGCAGGCAAAACAATTTAAGGATTTTTATGTATAACTTAACAATTCTGATAGGTATATCTATTTTTGGAATATTTACAATTTGCTATTTTATTATATACGCGGTGTGGTCTTTAATAGAATTTTTATTTAATTACACAGTAGCAAAACTTTTATAGTTATAAGCAATATCTAGGATTGTTAAATGATGTGATACAACTATCTGTGACCCGATGCATACTTTCCCATCTTGAAATTATCGCCTTAGGATTTGAACGCAGATAGTTGCATCATTATATTTATTCTTTTGGCATTAGAGATGCTAGTTTTTCTTTAGTTCTACCAAAGGCAGATACTCCCACTATAGCTCCCATCGAAAGATGATATAAACCTCCTCCTTGAAGTGTAATGCTTTCCCACATTGATATATCAGTACCATCTTTTAAATACTGAAAAGTATTATAAATTATTGGTCCAACCATAAAATCAAATAAACATATCACCATATATGACCAGGCTATCGCCGGTCTCCATCTCGAATATAGATTTTCTGTGTTCATTTTTATCTCCGTATATTCTTATTTATTTTAAAACACGTTTACATTTCCTAAAAATGTTGTATAATAGATTTATAAATTAAATATTATATAGGAGATTACAATGATTGAGAATTTTATAACAGAAATTAGTGTAGTTAATACTACATTTGATGGTGAACCTGTTTATTTTTATCATGGAGATGGCCATGGTGATTTTGAAAAGATGTATAGCAAAATCAAGTCAACTAAATTATTAGATGATTATGAAGAATATTTGAATACTCAATTAGAATATGTGAAGGCCTCGCGTTGAGTGTTTCTTTCTAGGAAATAGACTATTTCCAAATTAATTAAAAATAAACGTATACATTTCCTGAAAAAGTGTTATAATAGACCCATAAATTAATTAAATTGGAAATTGAAAATGAAAAAATATAATGTAAGAGTAGTAGGTAAAATGGCTGTTGGTGTTTGGCCAAGAGCCGATGTTGTTGTTGATGTTAATGTTTCATATAATGAAATGTTAAAACTTGAAACCTTGTGGAATGCTACAGGTAAGCATAATGTTATGGTTGACAAAAAAAGAATTACTTGCGAAGCAGATTTACCTGCTAGACAACCTTCTTTACTGTTTTAATGTAATAGAAAAGATAAATAGAATAAATGTTAATCAAAGAAGTAAAGAGAATGGAATCATTTAAAGATTTTTTATCAGAAGAAAATAAATTAGGTAGACTTTCTATATTTGATATAGATGATACGCTATTTCATACAACTGCACAAATTGCTTTAGTCAAAGATGGCAAAGTAATAAAGAAACTTTCAAATCAAGAGTTTAATACCTATTCGCTTAAAGCAGGCGAATCATTTGATTTCGATGAATTCAGAGATGCTGAAAAGTTTAATAAAGAATCCAAACCTATCTCAAGAATGATGGATAGAGCAAAAGCAATTCTATCCCATTCATCTAAAAATCCTCTTAGTAAAGTAATAGTTGTTACTGCTCGAGCAAACTTCGATAATAAAGAAGTTTTTCTAAATACTTTCAGAAAGCATAGATTTAATATTGATAAGGTTCGTGTAGAACGAGCTGGCAATATAAATGATATTGCTGCCGCAGCCGATAAAAAGTTTGTAATCATACACAACTATCTAAAGACTGGTCAATTTGATAGAGTAAGTCTATTCGATGATGCTATAAGTAATCTTACTAAGTTTCTTCAATTAAAACAATTATTCCCTAAGATCAAATTTGAAGCATATTTTGTAAGTCATGATGGATCAATAAAATTAATAAAAAAGTGAAAATAAATGTATACATTCTCTGAAAAAGTGTTATAATAGACCCATAAACTAATTAATTGAGATACTATATTATGAATAAAGAAATATTAAAACCCGTATCAGATTTACTACTAAGCATACCAGTTATGTTTCAGTTAATCATCCCAACAGTTATCCTTGCATTGGATAATATCTAAATTTTTGAGGAATTATATTATGAGTAACAAAATCGTAGAAAAATACAAAGCAATGCCAATCGAAGACCTTTTCGGAGAATTCTCTGATTGGTTCAAAGATGTTAATGGGGTTCGCCCTCGTCATATTGCTCCAACTGATAGAGATTCTATCATTGCTTGGATTATCAATGAAGTCGTTTTTGACGACCCTTCTTACTATAAAGAGGTTTAATTATGTTTAAATACGGTGTTTATAGTTTTAATGGTGCAAATGGCGAAGAAGGTACTACTATGGTAAAATCTTTCGACAAGAAAGAAGATGCTAAGAAATGTGCTCAAGGCTACAATGCAGTTTTGACTAGAGATGAAAAAAGGTTTTTTGAAATGAAGTACAAAGTTAGGATCTTCAGAGTTGGTGAAACAATTGATATTAATTTAATATAACTGAGAAACTTATTATGATACTACAGATATTACAAGAACTTGAACAAAACAATTCTAGAAACTTCAAGATTGAGTTGTTGACCAAACACAAAGACAATGACCTTCTGAAAGCGGTTTGTCGTCTTGCTAATGACCCATTCACTCAGTTCTATCAAAGAAAGATTCCTCAATATGAATATGAACTTATGGATTCACCCTACGAGTTAAAGTGGGCAATTGATAGTTTATCTAAATTATCTACCAGAATGTTTACTGGTAATAATGCTATTTTTGTTTTAAAAGAAATATTGTCTTGTATTTCTAGCGATGATGCTAAAGTTATTGAACGAATTATCCAAAAAGACCTGAAGTGTGGTGTTAATACCTCAACTATCAATAAAGTCTGGAAGAACCTAATTCCTGAATATCCATGTATGTTATGTTCTCCCTTTGAACAAAAATTAGTTGATAAGATTAAATTCCCAGCTATCGTCCAAAAGAAAGAAGATGGTATGAGATTTAATGCTATTGTTAAGAATGGCACTGTTGAGTTTCGTTCTAGGAGTGGTAAAGAGATTACTGGTTTAGATAGTCTTGGCCAGGAGTTTATTGACCTGGCAAATCATAAAGACCTGGTATTTGATGGTGAACTTCTAGTAATAAATGATGATTGCAAAATATGTGACCGACAAACTGGTAATGGTATTCTAAATAAAGCAGTAAAGGGCACTATATCAGAAGAAGAAGCAGATAGAGTTGTTGCTACTCTTTGGGATTTAATACCTTATGATGATTTCATTGCTGGCTCTACGTTACAAAATTATAGCTATAGATTTAATAGATTGAAATATCTTGTCGATAGATTTGTTATAGCAATGAAAATTAATTTAGTAGAAACATTTGATGTTCATTCAATAGAACAAACTCAAGAGATATTTCAAAAGTATCTTGCTGATGGGCATGAAGGTATCATTCTTAAAGATCCTAAATCATTATGGGAAAACAAAAGGTCAAAAGGTCAAATCAAGTTCAAAGCTGAATTAGATTGCGATTTGAGCGTGGTTTCTGTAATACCTGGTACAGGTAAATACGCTGATGCTATTGGTTCTCTGTACTGTGAGTCTGCTGATGGTATTGTAAGAGTATATGTTGGTTCTGGATTTACCGATGAACAAAGAAATGCTCCTCCATCAGATTATTTGGGCAAGATTATTGCAGTAAAATATAATGCTAGAATCAAAAATACAAATGGTGCAGAATCTTTATTCCTTCCGGTTTTCCTTGAGGTTCGCGAAGATAAAGAAATTGCTGATCTTTCTAGCAAAATTAAATAAATAATATTTTAATATTAATGACTTATAATAATGCAACATAAATTTTACTATAAAAACGGACTATGGTATTGCAAAGTTGCTCCATTCCATATCCAAGGTTGTGGTGCTACACCTAAAGAAGCATTTGAATTGTTTAAAAGTATGGTGTGTAGATTATACGTTCCAACACAAGCTTAACACGGTCCCCCTTAAGTAGCCGAAAGATACTTCTTGGGGATTCTTTTATATAATGGTTTACATTTTATAGATTATATGATACTATAGATCTATATAAAATTGGAGGTGAAATGTATTGTTTTGATTTAGAAAGTTTAGGAGTTGAATCAAACTCTGTCGTATTATCTGTTGCTATAGTGTATTTTGATCCAGCTGAAGAGTTGAATTATGATAAACTATTGAACAGAACTTTGTTCCTAAAACTTGATGCTAAAGATCAAGTCAAACGCCTTAATAGAACTATTGATAAAGGTACTCTAGAATGGTGGTCTAAGCAACACAAGTATCTACAAGATATTAGTCTGCATCCAAAACCTGATGATTTAAAAGCTGAAGAAGCTATTCAAAAAGTAAAAGACTATATTAACATGTTTCCAAATCCAGAGAATCAAACCATCTGGGTTAGAGGATCAATGGACCAGCCAATGTTTGATAGTTTATCTACTGCTGTATCAACTGAACCAATTATGAGATATAATAACTATAGAGATCTTAGAACTGCTATTGATATTATGTATGGTTCATCTAATGGATATTGTGAAGTTGAAGATTTTAATAAAGATCTAGTAATCAAACACCATCCAGTCCATGATATCTGCTATGACGTAATGATGTTACTTAAAGGAAAACATGTCTAAATTCTATACAAGTGTACTACAAGTATCTA